TTACCGAAAGCAACACCACCCATACCATTCTTCACACGGAGAATGTTATAGTTGACCGCATAAACACGATGAAGCTGGTTACCACCTGAGGGGTTGGCGAGGGTAAGCTTAGCGTTGTCGATACGTGAGAAGTTTAGTGTACCAGTTGGCTGCATCTTGCTCATAGTCAGACAGAAAGGCCACGTGAAAGTGGGAAGATCCTCGAGAATATCATCGGGAAGATCGGTACAGTGCATTTCGGGAATCACTGTGTGGTGGTAGACACTCGATGTATCTTCGAAAAGGGGGACACCGTTGATGTAAAGGGAAGTTTTATCGAAGTTGAATTCGGTGTCCCAGTCGTCACCACCGGTAGTGTTACCTGAAACGAGGTGAAGAGACTTGACGGGGTGATTGAAGTAGCTGAGATCAATCTCAGTATCGGTGCTTGAGGCGGGTTGATACTGTGTCTGGGTAATGAGAATTTCATGCTCGGTATCCGTGAAGAACTTACGTTCATCGGTATCGAGGTACATGTAGTTACCCCAAATTTTTGGGCTACCAGTAGGTGTGTAACCGTCACGACACTTGATACGAATCTCAACATCGTGGTACTGGAGGGCCACCAAAGGGAGACACTTGGTCCAATCTTCACCAAAGAAGAAGGGAATCATGTAGTGGTCGCCACCATGATTGGTTTTCAGTACAGAAGTTGTGGCAGCCATCGACGCCTTCGCGGTAGTGTCACGCATGAGGGGGCTGTGTACACCCTGAATAAAGAGTGAATCCAACTGTGAAACCTTTTGTCCACCAATCCACAGACTGAACTCGGTGGGGTTGGCGGCGGTTGAAGAGAAAAGACCATCGGGGTTGTTTTGCACATTAGAAACAAGAGTATCTTCTATCCAGATGTAGCTCATGAGATCACCCTTGGAACGGATAGGAACAGAGATTTCATTGTTCGCTCCGAAAGTGCCGATGTAGTCCATACGTTCGGGCTTCATAGCGAAGTTTGTGTAACGTTTGTAGTTCTGGCGGAAGAAGCTGACCTGGGGTTCACCCGTGATGTAAACATCCTGGGCACCCACTGACACGAGCTCAATTAAAGCGGCAGACATTTATTAGTAAATGATATTAAAAAATTGGGTGAATATATTGATATGGTAGTGTTCCAGGCTCTCACATGGGAACCTAGAGACACGGAAGATGAGCACCATGTCAGTATATTTGGGAAGACTGAGGATGGTAAATCGGTTTGTGTGACTACATCATTTAGTCCATATTTTTTCATAAAACTTACATTCGGGACGTCGCAACAAACAGTTAATGAAATCTATAATCTTCTGTGTAGGAAATGTCCTGAATGTGTCACGTCATATTCTATGGTAAAGTCCAAGGATGTTTGGGGATTTCAAAACAATGAAGAGTTCTTTTTTGTGAAAATCAACTTTACGAACCTCGCAGCTCGTCGACGTGTTGATGGTTTTTTGAGAAGACCTGTGGACCTTTCTTCTGGGACAAAAATGTTAAAAGTGTATGAGTCTAACCTCGATCCAGTTCTTCGCCTGATGCATCGAACTGGTATTCAATCAACTGGGTGGATCGACACTGGTGTTAAGTGTGTACGATCACATCTTGCCAAGGTAGATATAGACCTATGGTGTAATGATTGGTCTTCCCTGAAGCATGTGGATCGAGATGATATTGCCCCATTCGTCGTGGGATCGTTTGATATAGAATGTAATAGTTCAACGGGTAAATTTCCAAATGCGGAAGTTCCTGGTGATGCTTGTTTTCAAATTGCAGTATCACTTTGTAAATTTGGAACAGATGAACCTTATGAAAAGGTGTGTTTATGTTACAAGAAGACAGAAGGTCCTGATGTTATAAGTTTCGACACTGAGCGAGAAATGCTTGAAGCGTTTCAAAAGTATCTACACGATAAGAACATTGATATCATCACTGGGTGGAATATTTTCGGGTTCGATCTTGAGTATATTTATAAGCGAGCTCGATACTGTAGATGTAATCCAAACTTCTACAAACTTGGAAGATTGAATGACGAATCGTGTCAACTCAACCTGAAAAAATTAAGTTCAAGTGCTTTGGGTGACAACTTCCTGAAGTTACTTCCGATGTCTGGACGATTTATCTTCGATATGTTCCATGAAGTTAAGAAGGGTTACAAATTGGATTCATACAGTTTAAACAATGTTTCAAAGTTGTACCTTGATGACCAAAAGATTGACATGTCCCCAAAAGAAATGTTTGCTCGCTACAAAGAGGGTGATCCTGGGAAGTTGGGTGAAGTTGCCGAGTACTGTATCAAGGATACCTTACTTCCTCACAAACTCTTGAAAAAGCTGTGTATACTCTTGAACCTTCTGGAGATGGCTAAGGCTACTTGGGTACCATTATGTTTCTTGGTCGAACGTGGCCAGCAAATCAAAGTGTTTAGTCAACTTACGAAAAAGGCCCGTGAACTAGGATTTATGGTTCCCACGATTCGTTATGGCACGATTCCAGAAGAACCCTATGAGGGTGCGACGGTTCTCGAAGCTCAAAAAGGTGCCTATTATACACCAATCACAGCCCTGGATTTTGAAGCGCTATACCCTTCAATTATGATGGCCCACAATCTATGTTATTCAACATATGTGATGGATGAAAGACGATATGGGAATATCGAGGGTGTTACATATGAAACATTCAATATTGCTGATCGAACCTACAAATTTGCTCAAAATGTTCAAAGTCTTTTACCAGCGATTCTTCTTGAACTCAAACAGTTTCGAAAGAAAGCAAAAAGGGATATGGCGGCTGCAACTGGTGGAATGAAAGAGGTGTATAATGGTAAGCAGTTGGCTTATAAAATCTCGATGAACTCTGTGTATGGGTTTACAGGGGCTGGTAAAGGGATTTTACCTTGTGTACCTATCGCGTCGACGACGACGTGTCGAGGTCGTGGTATGATTGAGGAGACAAAGACTTATGTCGAGAAGAACTTCCCGGGTGCGAAGGTAAGATATGGCGACACAGATTCAGTGATGGTAGAGTTTGATGTTGGGGATCGAACGGGTGAAGAAGCTGTCAAATACAGTTGGGAAATTGGTGAACGCGCAGCGGAAGAGTGTAGCGCCCTGTTCAAAAAACCAAACAACCTGGAACTCGAGAAAGTGTATTGGCCCTATTTCCTCTATTCAAAGAAGCGGTACGCCGCCAAGCTTTGGACAAAGGGTAAAGATGATCAGATGCATATGGACTACATCGATATCAAGGGGCTTCAAGTTGTTCGACGAGATAATACTCCACACGTCAGAGAAGTTTGTAAAGAACTCCTCGATGTAGTTCTCAACGCCCCTGATATAGGTCCACCGATGGAACTCGCCAAAGAACGAGCGATAGAACTTCTTTCAGGTGATGTACCGAATGAAAAGTTGGTACTCAGTAAGTCACTTTCAGACAGTTATAAGGTAAACGGAGAACCAGTGTCAGTGACAGGTCCTAGAATTGGTGAGATCAATCAAGCTCACGTACAAGTTGTTCATAAGATGCGCGATAGGAAACCTGGTTCTGAACCACAGTCTGGTGATCGTGTTCCATTTTTACTGACGAAGACAGATGACCCCAAGGCTAAGGGATTTGAGAAATCCGAAGATCCCAACTATGTGGAAGAAAACAACATTCCAGTTGATTACCATTACTACTTCGTAAACAAGTTCCTAAACCCGGTGTGTGATCTTCTTGAACCCCTTTTTGGTGACCCGAAACAGGATATCTTTGGGGATATCATATCTCAACACAAACCTAAAAAGAAGGAGACTGGTCCAGCACTCAGTGGTATGAAAAAAGATGACCTCATCGAAGAGTGTAAGAAGCTTGGTCTTGATCAATCTGGAAAAGTCGCTGAGCTACGCGAACGTATTAAAAATTTGAGAACACCAAAAACAGAATCGATTCAAGACCTATTTAAAAAATACGAGCAATCATCTAGTAAGGAATGATGTTGCACGATAAAATCGCAGAATTGATTGAACAAGAAGTCAGCGAGCGTGTAAGTACTTTACTAGGTGAGTATGCTGAGACTATATCTAGAAAGCACGCAATTCCTCTCAATATACTCTTGAGAGATTTACCATCCGTCGCGAATGTATCACTCTGTAAAGGTATAAAGTCTAATGGCCAACGCTGTGTTTTCAAAGGAAGTGGGGATGGATATTGTAGACACCATAAAAGTCAAGGTGATAAAATTCGAGTACGATCACTCTCGAGTTCGAACCTACACACGCACGGTCCAGAAAAAATGTTTGTTAGAGGATGTCCGGGATGTGAAAATTCAAAAGGGCTTATAGATTTGGGTTATGTATTGAACAATGAGTAAAAGTGGTATCCTACTAACATCAATCAATTCATTTTATAACCAAGAGGAAAACCGAACTAAATTAATAAACATTTTAGATAAATCTAGTGGAATATCTCTGCGAAATCTAGAATGGTTCATCACAAACTATGCAAAGAAAAACAACACTTCATATACGACTAAAGATGGAAAGTATTTTACAGTCCATTGTGCCTACAAATCGAGTCTCGATGGATACAGTAAAAAACTTTTTGACCCATTTTGTCGTTCAGAAAAATTCGCTTATGAGGTTCCTGGTACATCTCATGAAATTCAAACAACGTTGGCACAGTTAAATTTCATCAAATGGTGTATCAAAAATAATATCATCGATTATATTTCTAATAATAAGGGTTCATTGTTTAATAAGCAACTGACATAGTTCCTCTGTCAAATACGAACGTCTGGTAACCGGTGTAGTACATATGTAAAGAGTAAGTTTTAGTAGCCACATCGACCAATGATCCCTGACTTGTATCCAGTTTCACTTCTATAGATGTTTTTTCCGACTGTATCTGACTAAAATCCAAGTTTCCCGATGGTTCCACATTAATAGGATTCATCGAGAAGCTGTATGTATAGATATTTCTAATTGGTGTCGCAAGTCTATTTCTGAAAGGAATGAGGTATTTGTAATAACTATGATTTGTTTTTGAAACGTTTGGTATTTTACCCCCGTTGATGTAAAAACTTACATTTTCCATGACCGGCTCAAAGAATGTTTGTACTTCATCAAAATTTACGTTCGAAGAAAAGTTGAAACGGTTTTGAGAATAATAGTTCTTAGGGTCACTTGCATCACCTATCGCTACATCTTCATTTTCATACACTGTATTTCGCAAAAACCAATGTATACATTTGACTGGAATATTTGGGACTAAGTTTGTTCGAATTATATCTTTACCAATTTCACTCACTGTTGTGGGATGCTTTCTAACGAGATCTGTGATAAGTGTTTGTCTCTCATTCTTCAGATAATTTCGTTCATCCGGGTTGATTGTAATTTCTTCAGTGACAAGTTTAAATTCAGATAGTTCTATGAGCTGTGTTCTATCTGTAAAAAATGATTGTTTATGAAAATCTATTTCGAATATAATCTTCTGTCTATGTATCGCACATAATGGGAAATATGGACGATTCGATTTATTTGAAGAATATTCATTACTTGCAAATCTCCTAGAAAAGAAAAAGTGAAGAGGAATCATGAGATCTGAGTCATGTTGTGCGAGTGCTGGATAAAGAGTTGAATCATTGTAGCCTATGTTTCTATTCACGAGAAACCTATTCGCATCTTTTTCGGAAGTTTCAAGATATAATTCATCATAAATAACTCCCCAATCATCGTGAATTTTTTCAACTTCTACGTCATCGACATACATCGTAATACTTTTGAGAATGTGTCGCCCCAGCTGGTCTGCGTAGTTACCTACCGTTGGATTTCGAAGTCCGGGCATTTTTACACTCAACCACATATTACTCAAAAGATCACCCATATTACGTGGATCGAATTCAAGCTTAATTGTCTGCCCGAATGGCCAATTATCTATACCACCAGGGTTTACGACATTCCGCGATCTATGGTATTTTATAAAAGTAGAGTGTACTTTATCATCTCTATAATTAAAGAATGATTCTTCTGGGTCTTTGGAAAGGAGGTGTGTATCCTGCATTCCAATAGCTTTCAGGCATATTTTAGCAGCCTCACCCATATCTACTTACTGCTCACATATTTTTAATATCATTCTTCCACATCGTAATGTGACTGGTCTTCAACATCTTCTCTAGATCCTCTTTCGTCTGCGTCGCCTCTGCCAAGAGTGCTTTGACACGTTCCTCTGTGTATTCAACAGTTCTCGTATTGAGGAGATAGTCCAAGTTTCCGTCAATATTGGGAAAGATCGAGGACATCTCCGTCTCAAGTTCCACCTTCTTCCTTTTGAACACCACGAGTTTACCCTCGATGACCATCGATACAAACTTCGACTTGTGGTCGCACATATCCGCCCGCTTCTCGAGGACATCGATGAGGTGTGCCTTCCGTTTCTTGTAATGTTCAAGGCGGAGTTCGATAAAGTCTTGAAGAATCTCTTCAGGGCTCGCGTACTTGTGAATACCCTTGGTAGGATGGAAGAGATGCATGTTGGAGACACGGAAAGTCTTCCTCAATTTGAGATCCTTGAGAAGATCCTTACCCGCATACTCTGTAATTTCGAAGTGAACATCCTCAGTCGTCGAGTTGTTGGTGTACCCCCCAATCAACTTCTTTTCAACGAGACCATCGAGGTACTCCTTGTAATCCTGCGTCCATCGCCCTGGGGGGAGTTCAGTCACCACAATGTTGGTTCCAGACCAATTCCAAACACCTTCCATCATCCAGGTATCCTCCTCTTTGTGGACAACTCCTTTGAAACCCCTGAACCAAGGTCGCATACTCACAAACTCTTCCCCTCTGAGATATCTCTTAATGTTCTCCTTGATATCATCTGGGTTGAATGGAGGTACATAGCAACTGAAACCTGTACCGATACCTTCTGTCCCATTGACCAAAACCATTGGTAGAGTGGGCATGTAGAAGTCTGGTTCGATTGAGCGACCATCATCATCGAGATAATTGAGAACAGCATCGTCCCTGGGATCAAAGATCTTCCTCGCATCCTTGGTAAGCTTCGTGAAGATGTACCTCGTTTGAGATGCATCCTTACCACCCATGAGTCTCGTACCGAATTGACCACAGGGTTCGAGAAGGTTGATATTGTTCGATCCCGTATAGTCATTCGCCAACTTTACGATCGTATCCGCTAGGGAAACTTCACCGTGGTGGTACGCACTCTTCTCAGCCACGAATGCCGCCAATTGTGCAACCTTCATCTCATCCTTGAGATTCTTCTTGAAGCATGCAAACATAACTTTCCTTTGTGAGGGTTTGAGACCATCTGCCATATGTGCGATGGACCGCTTGAGATCTGCGAGACTGAAATTGACCAAGTCCTTGTGCACAAAATCAGAGATGTCCAATTTCTTCACACTCCCATATGGAACTTCAAGTTGGTCAGCATCCTTCGATGTGTTCTCCAAAAGCCAGGACTTCCTGGCATCAGCCTTCTTCTTATCAAAGGCGAGAACAATCGAATCATCCGTCATTTTATCCACATCGAACTTTACAGTCAAGTCTAGAATCTTCTTGAAATACTCACGAGCTTCGGCGCTTGTAGAAGTACCGAGACCCTTGTAGTACTTAATCTTCCATCCCTGTTTCCCATCACCATACCACGTCCTAAACGCAGAGTCTGTGTAGAAGGACTTTGTTTGTGAAGCCTTCGTAGCTTTGATGATCGGGGTCACCATACTCACAACAAATCCAAGTTTCAAAAGAATGGGCCAGAAATAATGAATCATGTTGAGGATGAGACCCTTGATGTGGGACCCATCATTATCAGCATCCGTCATGATCATTAAGCGTCCATAGCGAAGATCGGAGACACTCTTATATTCCTTACCCTGTTGGAGTCCCAAAATCTTCTTGAGATCATTGAACTCCTGGTTCGATGTCAGTTGGGCCACTGAGACATCTCGGACATTCTTACACTTACCACGGAGTGGGAAGACACCATAGTGGTCGCGACCCACAACTGAGAGACCAGCGACCGCCAAAGTCTTTGCTGAATCGCCCTCTGTTACGATGAGGGTACAATCCTTCGAGTGTGCTGTACCAGCCTTGTTCGCGTCATCCAATTTGGGTATACCAGTAATCTTAGACTTGCGGGCTCCATCTGACTTTTGGAGTTCCTTCATCTCCTTAAACTTTGAAAGTGCCAGAAGTTCCTCGGCGATTCCAGTTTTGAGAGCGTTCTTGATAAAACTTTTAGGTGCTTCAAACTTACTCCCAAAACTTTGAGACTTTGAGGTACACTCAGACTTCACCTGACTGGAGAAGGTTGGATTCTCGAGGGTTGCCTTGACAAAGATA